TATAACGTAATTTGAAAGGAATGTTATGACACAAGCAAAAGCACAATTCTCAGAGAAAGCTCTTGAGAGCAAAGTATATTACAAAGTAGACGGTTGGGAAGTACGCAAGTTTGGTAGCGAGTTTTCAGTACTACCTATTAGAGACGGCGTATTACAACCAGAAGTATTCAGTAGCCACAGTCTCGATGAAGCTGTAGCTTACGTGGAGTCACTATGATCGAAATGAGCGACTGCTGCTCAGGCAGCGTAGACAATCCAAGCGGCATAGGCAACGAAGGTCGCTGTAACGATTGTAAAGAGATGTGCGCTATAGTTCGTTTTGTGGATGTAAAGCAGGACGAAGAAGAGTACGAAGGCGAGTTTACTATGTTCAAAACAGGTAACTACTGGAACATGATAACTGGTGAATTTGAGCCACTCAGAGAAAAGCACTACTCATATAACTGGAAACTTAAAGAAGAATAAGGGGGATATTATGAAACTTTTTAAGAAAAACCCACCACTAACACATGAAGCAAAAATACTAAAAGAGTTACGAAAGCTAGGCGAATTTGGTGCTACCTCTAAACAACTTAACAGAATATGCTTTAGATATGGTGCTAGGTTACATGAAATGCGTAGAGACGGGCATAACATTGAGTCGTTCCGTATTTACTACCCTGACGGACGATTTACTGGCCTCTGGCGCTACGTTCTACATAATGACGATGGTATAGACTTATGAGAGGTAAAGAACCAAAACTACAACCCTTTGTCTACACAGGAAAAGCGCACGAAGTTGTATCTCTAGGGGACGAAGAAATCACCCTAGGCTTACGAGAAGCAATGGCAAGAGCTGGGCTATACGGATTCGCTTGTGGTGAAAGACTAGCTCACGAACGTGAGATAGACCAGCTGACCGCAGAGGTAAGGTTTAGAGCAAATGATATTGAAAAAGCACGTAAAGATTTAGAGGGAGGAGAGGTACTGTGAGGTTAGCGATAATTTTATTAACTTGTATTGTGCTTGACAGCTTACACATCAAAATTGAGGTAAGTATACTTACTCTCATAACATTCATTTTTCTTACGATAATAGCAGGAGTCCAAGACCTAAAGGAAGTACTAAAATGAGCGAAAAATCAACCCGCAACTTACACCCAGAAAGAGTAAGACCTAAAGTAGCCCCAAGAGAAGTATCACTAGGCGGTAAAGCAATGGCTGGCTATTCATTCTCACCGAACCACGGCAATAGAGTCATGACTGGGCAAGAAGCAACTCAGAGACACTTAGAACAGCTCGTACTGCACGGACAAGAAGAGGTCGAACCAGAGTTTACACGTAAGGGTGATAAGCCTAGTAAGTATGAGATAGATGCTAACCCAGAGATAGGAGAGTGTGATGGGTAAGTACTTTGATGAACTCGCCAAGTCTGCTGCTATAAACCCAGACAAGCCAGCAACAAGGCAAGACATACTGAACGTATTAGGAGAGTTTCTGCAAGAGTCAATCCAAATGCTGAGGGAGAATAGGGAGAAGGTTGAACCTAAAAAGAATAAGCAACCAAAGTACTTTGCCAAACGTATATCATGTAGCCGATGCCTAGATTCGGATGGTGATGTATGAGTGATTCTCCTATACCACCAAAAGAAGAAGTATACCGAAAAATAACTAGCATCTGTTTTTTAAACGGCGGTGTTACTAAGACCATGGTCGATAAGTTATACGATTTATATTCTCAACACACCATCGCTACATTAGAGCGGTTAGAAAAAGAAATAAACACAGGACGCACTCAAACAGCTGACCGGGTTATCAAGGAGATCATAGACAAAGAGATTAAAGCACTGAGAAAGGAAATGTGATGGAAATTGGATTATTTTATGCGGACGGAACACCAATAAGGCTGGGCGACACCGTAGATGTCCCCTACATAACACCACTAGGCGATTTAACAGAGAATATAGACGAAGATAAAAGAGCAAAGGTTATGTTTGAGCATGGACTATACGGTCTCAAGTACCCATTCCACGTCACACCACTTAGAGAATTTTGCCATAAGATTAAGGGCAGTTACGAGTCAAATTACGGTGAACCTACAATATTTAGCAGCTCTACAATACTGGTAAAGGTAAAAACTAACAGCGATGCAATGTCAACTAAACCAATTAAGGAGAATGAGCATGAACGATAGACCACTATTTTTACCAGGCGAAACCATACGTTCTAACACAGTGATGGGCGTCATAGAGTTTGCTTGGGTAGACCACGAAGGACAATGGGAGTACACTCTTGTTGATACAGATTCACCAGAGACAAAACATAGTAAGATCATCCAACGTGAGGTTCTAGAAGTGTACAGAAATGGTAAGTGGTTCGGACCATGAAGATACTAAATCTTTATGCAGGTATCGGCGGCAACCGTAAGCTATGGGGTGATGAGTATGAGGTCACGGCGGTTGAAAGTGAGTTTTATATAGCAAGTGCATATATAGTACAACACCCGAAAGATACCGTTATTATCAGAGACGCACACCAATATTTGCTCGACCACTACAAGGAATTTGACTTTATATGGTCTTCTCCTCCTTGCCCAACACATTCACGCATGAGACTATCTCTTACGAAGAGCAAACCTGTTTACCCAGACATGAAGCTATACGAAGAGATACTTTTTCTAAAGCACTTCTTTAAGGGTAAATGGGTCGTTGAAAATGTAACCTCTTATTACTCGCCACTGATAAAGCCGACTGTCACTTTAGACCGACACTATGTATGGAGCAACTTTGAAATATCGCCACTAGAACACAGTCGTGGATACGGTGGCGATATTACACACCAGTCAAAAGAAACGCTAGCGGCAGAGTACGGCATAGTGTTACCAGAGGGGACTAAAAATCAACGCAAACTATTAAGAAATGCTGTACACCCTGAAATGGGACTACATATTTTAAAGGAGGCAATAATATGAGTAGTATAAAATGTCCAAATGGTTGCAAAGTGCTTACTGGATCAATAGCTCATATTTGCAAGAAACACCTAAGACACGTGGCAAGTGGCGAAAAGTTTGTTTGTAAAATTAAAAACTGTAGTGCTGAGGAGTCAAGTAATGTCAAATAACCTATCACAAGAGGAAGAAAAACGCATAGGCAACCTATTTGGTGTCGATGTACTAGAGAGCCCATTTGTACCAGACGGTGAAGTGTATGTGATGAACAAGAAAATGCTTAATTCTTTCGCTATAACTAATACTATACCACTCACAAGATGGGAAAAGATTAAAAAATATTTTAGTCGTTTATGGTTAGCGTTGAAGGGGAAATTATGAGCAATAAGAAAACACCCTTAACAATAGACGAGATTATTGGTGACGCTATATACATGCACGAATCAATACCAAAGGCTAAATCCCAGCTTCAATCACTAGTAGAGGAGCTTATATTTAAAATTACGCATTGTGAAGATTGTGATGATAAAGGTTCTTACAAGATATACACCAGTAAGTCTCGTAACCCTGAAACTGTATATTGCTCATGTAACGAGCAACGAGAACGAGCTAATAAATTAATGGGAGAATTATTCAAATGAGCAGTTATAAATTTAATTATGAAGCAGTACCAGATAAAACAGCAGCAGCGGAGGTAGCAAATGCCTTCATAAGTTTTATGCTTGCTACTGATGTGGGTATCAATCAAAAAAGGTACAATCAACTACCTGATTGGGCTAAGAAATACTGGAAGGCTGTATCATGAGCAACCCCACAAACAAAGAGTGTAAATAGACTCGAAGTAATAGACGAAACAGGTAGAGCATATGTAAAAGGTGAGATGTACGGTACGCCTGTTGATGTAGAGCTGAGCTACCAAGACGATGATAGGACATTAAAGGTATTTGTGAAAGCTAAGAAGAAAGGATTGTAAGATGAGTGATGCAGACATATCAAAAATAGAAGAAGAAGTTAGATTATTAGAAGAATCACTTATTGCCCTTATAAAAAGTAATAAAGAGCTGTTGAAGATAATAAAAAAAGCTCACAAAATGAAGAAGGAGATACAATGATTAAACTATTCACAGAAAACAGCTACAGAGAAGGCGCTTGTATGCTCCTTCCTACTCCAGTAAGACTATTATTGCATAAGATATTGGGGGGGTAAGTAATAGTGGCAAATAGGTTTCCAGCAAACTACTTTGACTACGATGTTTTTATCAAAAGAGTAGAGTCAAAGTTGGTTAAGTCTGATAATGGTTGTCTTATATGGACGGGCGCCAAACACTCTCAAGGTTACGGATATGTAATCATGAGCGGTAGGGTGAACCATCGAGATACTGCTCATCGGGTGATGTATCGTCACTACAAAGGCGAGATACCTGAAGGTCTTGAGATAGACCATTTGTGTCGCAACAGGCTATGCGCTAACCCTGAACACTTAGAAGCAGTTACTTCCGCAGAAAACACGAGGAGAGGAAGAGCAGTTGAAGCACACCGAGCTATGCATTTTGCTTCTACTCAGTGCAAGAATGGACACCCCTGGACGGAAGAAAACACTCGCTACTCTAAGAATGGTCACGTGAGGACTTGTCGTATTTGCACTAGAATAAACCAGGCAAGGTATAGAAAAAGGAAGCGCGAGGGATGTCCAGAGGAGATAACAAGATAGGTGTTGACTTATAGTCAATTCTGTGGTAATATGTATGTAGTGGTGAATGATCGAAAGATTGCGTAACCAGCAAGCCCTCAGTGTATCAGTAATCATCAGGAAGTAATTAGCCTGTGTAACAATACTTAAACGGATTACTATCTCTTGAACAAGGGCTTGTTTTTATTTGTGGTATAATAGAACTAATATGACTACACCTAAACATCCAGGCGGTAGGCCAACTAAACTCACAGACGAACTAAAAGAGAAAGCTCGTTTTTACATACAAGGAGATGGAGAATCACCAGGCTACACAGAGGATAGTAGCCTCATACCAACAGTAGAGGGTTTATCATCTTACCTACATATTCACAAAGATACTGCTTATGAATGGGCTAAAACTGACAAAGAGTTTTCCGACGTGCTTAAAGAAGTTAAACAAAGACAGGCTGTATTGCTGCTTAATAATGGGCTTAGTGGTAAGTACAACTCAAACATAGCTAAGCTCCTACTATCTAGCAAACATGGGTACGTTGAAAAGAAAGAGGTTGACCAAAATGTTCACGGTGAAGTCAATACAGTCTCAAAGTTATCGGATGAAGAGCTAAGTGAGCGTATTAAAAGACTCCTCAAAAAAAGCTGAGCTGATACTTCTAGTTGAAGAAGCTGAGAGGCGTAGAGCAAAGACTGACTGCGTGTTCTTTATCAACAACTACCTTAAAACATACGACCCACGTCCTGAAGCTGCACCACACCACTTAGACTTTACTCTCTACCCATTCCAAGAGGATTACGTGCGTGGAACGGTAGACGCTATCGAAAAGGGATATGACATATTTGATGAGAAGAGTCGAGATATGGGAGCATCGTGGCTTGCCCTTGCTGTTCGCTTCTGGTTCTGGTGTACGAAGGATAGCTACCAATCTCTGCTTGGCTCACGTAAAGAAGAGTATGTCGATGATGGAACATTAAAGTCTTTGTTCCCTAAGTTAGACTACTTCATAGAGCATATCAAAGACCCTCTCTTGCTTCCCAAAGGCTTTGACAACAAGAAGCACCGTACCTACATGAAGCTGGTGAACCCAGAGAACGGCAACACCATCACAGGTGAGTCAAGCAATAAGAACTTTAGCCGTGCTGGTCGCTTTGACGATGTGCTATTCGATGAGCTTGGCTTTTGGCCTGATGCTCGCAGTTCGTGGACTGCCGCTGGTGACGCTACACGCTGCCGCCACGCCGTCACTACTCCACCAGATGAGCCTTCATTCGCTAAGACGCTAAGACACGGTGATAAGATCAAAGTACGCACATGGCACTGGACACTGCACCCTGGTAAAGATCAAGCGTGGTATGACTACGAGAAGTCTCGACGTACTGAAGAAGAGGTACTGCACGAACTTGACATATCATGGGAGTACTCAGGAGTTGGCAAGCCGTACCCAGAGATCAAACATGTGACGTTAGGTCAGTACTTCTACGACCCGACGCTTCCTCTGTATATATCTATCGACCTTGGACTTGATGCGGTGGCATTAGGGTACTGGCAACCTGTTAGAAACTCTAACTACATCACCCTTGTTGAAGCATACGAGAACTACGGGAAACTAATTGACTGGTATGCTCCTATGTTCGGTAAGCCGATAGACTCACGCTTTACTTATACGCAAGAGGATATAGATTTTATAAACATTGTGAAGATGTGGAACGGTGGCATATTCTATGGTGACCCATCTGGCAAGTCCAAGCACGTGGAGAGTAACGTCAGCCCTTATGAGATACTGTTTAACAAATACGGTATTTACGTTCAAACAAACGATCAAGAGAATGACTGGCCGTCACGTAGGGACGCAGCAAAGCGCCTACTTAGTAACCTACGAGTCAACGACACACCAAGAACAAGGTGGTTTATTGAGGCTGTATCTGCTGCTCGCTACCCTAAAAGAGATGAAGAAACCTCTCAATCTGTCACGCCTATCTCTAAGCCAGTACATGACTGGACATCCCACCACCGTACCCAGATGGAGTACTTCGCTGTCAACTACAACTCGGAAGGAAGCGATGACCCTGATAGCTACGTAAGTAACACGATGAACAACCTCTCATCTAACCCTATAGCTATCAACGGCATTGATGTAAATACAGGCTTAGATGCTATACTAAACAGGAACAATGACTCAGGAAATGATTGGATGCTATGAGCGAATTCATTACACTAGATAACTCTCGATTCACGACTATGATCGTAGACCCTACCGTTGTGTACGATACGGATAGGAAAGTGATGTGCAACTACTGCGGTAATATCCTCTTCACGATGAATCGTAAGTTTGCCGTTATAGCAGATGGTGCAAGCCCTATGGTAGGGATGGATAAAGAGGTTCCCTTAAGTGTATTTAGGTTCACCCGTATGTGTGGGGATTGCCGACATTATTACATAATCTATTTCGACAGAGCATATGATACAATATAGCAAAGGCCAGAGCTAATTCTGGCTATTTTAATTGGAATATTATAAATGAAACCAGACAGCTACACGCAATACAACGAAGACCCAACGGTAGACGCACTCGATGGTAAAGAGGGCGTTACCCAAGTAAGGGAAAGCTTTAAACTAGACTTACCTGACGAAGAGATAGTAAAGGTGCTCGATGAGCGTATTAACGACTCACGAACATTCTGGAATGATAGTACATCCTTTAACCTAAAAGAACGAAGGGAACGTAATAACCGCTTTGTTACTGGCGATCACTGGTATGGTGTTACAGGTGGCAATGACATACCGTACGTACAGAACGAAATATTTACAGCTGAGCAAGTCATCTCAGCTTATATTACTGGCAACCTTCCAGAGGTAGAAGTGTATCCAGGTGCAGACACCCCAGAGTCTCGCCGTCTCGCTAGCAATATCAACTCGATGATGCGCTACCACG